GACAAGCGCCGCCCCCGGTATCCACGCGTATCTGAGCCAACGCATTAGTTTGCAATCACGACCCCGGCAGGATAGCCGCCGAGGATTGCGTTGTTGGTAGCGTTGTAGACTTGGTCATGACGATCGATCACGATCGCGGCAAAGATCGTCGCGGTGGCGAAGTTAGTGCCAGAGTTGGTGAAGTTCATTTGCAGGAAGCGAGGCTCGGCTACGCCTGCTGGCGGACGAGGCATGTCCATATCCATCAACCGCTGCCCTGCGTTGAGCGTGCCGCCAGCGATGGTGTAGTTTGGCGAAGTATAGTAGGTCGTGAAGGACCCGGCACCGCCCGAACCGTTATCCGGCGCGCCTTGCAGCGCGACCGAGAAGTTCCCGTTCCCAGTGGTGAAGGTCGTCAAGCACATGACAAGGAGCTTCATTGCCGGATCGTCGCCGATGCCGATGTCGCGGATCGGTTGGACGTTCGGGGTGGTCTGCGAGGGCGGCAGGGCCGTATTGGTCGGTCCTGGACCGAGGTCGATGATGTTAGTGCTGGTGGCGGTAGCTGTGATTGCCTGGCCGATAGGGAGCGTGCCAACACCATAGCTAGTCCCGCCAGTGAAGATGAGAAGGTTGTCAAGGATCATGGTTGCACCTATACGACGCGGGTTTCGTTGTTCAGGATTGCGTCACAGGTTCTCACCGGGATGCCCCTGAACGTGGTGATAGGCTTACCATCAAACTCTTCGATGCGGAGCAAGACGTTGGTCTTGTTCATGGCCTGAAGGTCGAGGTAAGTGCGGATGACACGGTTGGCGTAGATGACCGTGCGCCCCATATTGGCTCGGACCTCGGGAGTGTCGGAGGTCTGGACCACGGTTGCGCTCACCGGGGCAGTCGGAAGCCTGTACAACGCTCGGATCAGAAGGTTGATCAGATTCGCTGCAGACACGCCGGTGAGCTGCGTTACGTCGATGTTGCAGATACGCGCGACGTACCGCCAGTCTCGCAGAACCAGACCAATTTCCCATTTGAAGTGATCGCGATACGCTTGATAGGTGTTGGAAGACGTATCAAGTACCGGCCACTCACCCATATCTCGATGCTGGAGTCCGGTAATCTTACCTTTGGGGAAGGTAGCATGAAGAGTATCGTCTCCCCATACTCCCACCCAGATGGTGGTATTGGTGCTAAGGGTGCCTCCGCCATCGAGAACATTGAAAGCTGTGTTGGAGTTGGCGGTGCTAACGGTGGAGTATCTTGGAGCAAGGCCGGTGAACCTTTCTGGGTTGGTGAACTGGTTACCGTAAATCAGCGTCGCAGCCACCTGTTGGGACATACCTTCGAGGAAAGCTTTGACTTCGCTTAATCGAAACTCCGCGGTGTTGCCGTTCAAGTCGGCGATGTCCTTGTCGATCACCGAGTAGGTTTCCAGATTGCCGCAAGTATCAACCAGTTGCGCAGTGGTCGACTTGGCGTTTGGCACACCCAAGTTGAGCAAGCGCCAGGTGGCCTGCGGCAGACCAGTGCGGATGGTTGTCTTATGTCCGGTGGGCAAGTTGCCTTCGACAACCAACATGTCTTCCAGGATTTCGTTGGTCTGCGAAAGCAATTCGATGATACGAGCGACTTTGTAGCCGTCGTCCATCCTCTTGGCCCAATCGGCGTATGTTACTGCTGTATTACCGATGGTAGCCATTAGTTGGTCTCCATAATTGGTGGTCTATGTACACGGTTGCGAAAGGATCGCGCATTCTATCCCCTTGACGAAGATGGAAGGTTCGGGAAGATAGCTTGAGCCGCCGATGGGCGGCCTTCGCCCGGCGCGCGCTGACCTTCAGTTGAGGGCCCGCCACCACGGACGGGACCGCCTTCGGTCAAGCGCTTGGCGAGGGCGTAGAGACCTCTGACGACGGCAGGATTATCCCCGGCGCCGGTATAGTCCATAGCCTCGCGGAACGCCTCTGCAGTTGCAGCATCGCCAAACGAGTCGATCAGTTTGCCTATCGACACTTTGACGCCGTTCAACTTCGATCCTCCGATTTCGGGGTCGGCGTTGATGGTATCGCGCCATTCCTGGCGCTTATCGACATAAGCATTGAAGGGGGCCTCGAAGGCTTCCTTGGTTTGCTTGATGTAGAAATCGACTAGCTCCTGAGATTGCCCCTGACTGAGATTATGTTTCTTGAAGAGAGCACTGGCCTCCTTGACAACGTCCTGGTCGAGGACAAAACCTTCAGGGGCCGTAAAATCCGTGTACTTTTCAGGGGCGCCCTTTGCTTCCTCACTTTTTTCATTAAGGAGGGATTTGCCGGAGTCTGCAGTTTTGCCATCCGCTTTGCTTTCACTCTTCGTCGGCGTCTCTTTCGATTGGATCGTAGTCGGCGGCGGCCGAACTATCGTCTCCGTCGGCGCTGGGGTGCCGGTAGGGCTCTGGTCCGCGATCTCGCCCGTTGGCGTCCGTGTCACTCCGGCTGCGTCTGGTGTCGTTGGCGATGTCTCGGGCATTGGCTTCTCTCATCATCTGGACGTATTGGTCGGGACAGTATCGCATGATGTCGGCGAGCAGTTGTTGGCCGACGTTGAGTTCACCGCAAGCGAATGCCGTAGTGCCATCATGCCCAGTGTATGGGTTAGAAAATACATGGCAACGAACGAGCAGGCTGTGAACATAAGTCCGACCGTCAGCCATTCCCATAATGTGGTCGATGAAGGCGGCGTGCGATTGGTCAAGCGCCGCAGCGGCACGACGTTGGATGGCAATGTGGCGCGGGTTCGAAGTGTCATATTCAGTCATCGCCCTTCTTCTTCGTCCGTTCCATTTTGAACCAGACCATATGCGCCGGGTTGAGCACGTGGGATTCAGTATTCATGGTCGACACATGCACAACCTCCCAGCCGTCATCACCGAGTTCATTGACGCGCTTGAGCACATCATCGGCGCTGCCGTAGATGGTTTCGTGCATGTATTTGAATTTCATGAAGCCGTTCCTCCCATTGGCGACACACCTCCGGGCATAGTTTGACCAGATTGGACCGGCTGTACCGATTGCTCCGGCTCTTGTTGTTCTTTCATTGCCGAGAGAATCTGTTCGATCTTGTCCAGCGAGCCTTTGGCATTAGCGACGTGTTGTTTGATCGCCCGGTGTGATTTCGTATCAGCCATGGAGAGCCTCTATGCAAGATTGATGGACGGGAAACATGGGAGCATGGAGCACGATCTCACGCGCGAGTTGGATCCTGCCGTCGACTTTCTGAAAGTACCAGACATCGCCGATCGGCCAGCCCTCGTCATCGTGGACGGGTTGGTCACAGACTTTGCAACGAATGAAATCAGCCACCTAAACCTCCCAGCATGCGTTGCACGGCATTCTGGCCGCCACCGACATCGACATCGGACAGGTTCTTGGCGCCGGCTGAGAGTTTCTGCGCGGCGTCGGCCTGCGCCGCCTGTTGCTGCGCTGCTGCCGCCTGCTGCCGCTGGGCACGCAGCTGCGCCAGCATAGCAGGAGAGCGAATGAGTTTGGGATCATTATTGAGAAGGTGCGAGGCTTTCATGATGCCGTAGTCGGTATCGACGACATCAATAGCCTCGGGGCGGACGCCTTCGAGCTGCCCGACCATTTGCATGATGCGCTCGATGCCGGCCATTTGCGCAGCGTCCTGCGCCAGTTCCAGCATGCTTACGAAGTCGACTTCGATGTTTTTGCCGCGGATTTCGGCGGGGGCGGAAGGGAAGATTTTCGCTCGGGATGCGATTGCGAAAGTGCGTTCAACAGCCGGCTTGAGCCCCTCGAAGCAGAGTCTCTCCAGTACTGGTCCCAGCATAACCATAGATTCCGATCGTCGCGCATCGATCTCGGCCGCGGTAACATTTGACCGCGTTTCATACTGCGAAATCGTTTGAAAGAGGTTGTTGTAGAAGGTCTCTTTGATTCGCTCGCGGACTTCAATGAGGTCCTCCTTCATGTCGGCCAGGTTGGGATTGACTTGATATACTGGTGCAAATCCAACACGGCCCTGGGATACCATTCCGGAGATATAGGTAATGCCACCAGGCAAGAGAGAAGCAGGCTGGTTTTTGAGTTGGATGTCCGCCACCATCGGCGGGTTGACTTGCTTGTCAATGCCTTGACCTTTGCGTTTGGTTTCTAATTGGAGCTGCTTGACGTCGGGTAGCGCATCCATACCAGGGGATCGCCCGTAGGGATCATTAGATACCAAATCCCATCGTACGGCGATGTACGGCTGTTCGTGAAATCCTCGCTTTCGCAGAATGCCAGGTGGAGAGGATGCTCCACCTTGAGGTGAGGCAGTACCCATCCACTCCCAATAGACTTCGCGGTATTTGAAGTGTTCGGGGATGCCGAAGCGTCTGGCGTCGTCATTTGGTTCGATCCCATGAGCTATGACAAGTTCGCGGGTGAGGCTAGCACCACCTTCTTTATAAAGTCGCGCAACGGCAGGCGAAACAGCATCGATCCCGAACTCTCTGACGCACTGGTCAATCGTAAGGGTGAACTCCCGATACATAACCGCAGGCCAAAACGATTGATCGTTGTCGAGGTAGTATTCGCCAAGACAGGGATTAAAACACCTAATAACATTGTCGTAGTCCTCATAGATGATCATCACCCCGGTGCCGAAGATCACCAGATCGAAATACAGCACCGCCATGGCCGGGTAGAAATTGCTTTCCTGGAAAATCAGGTTGAGGATGCGTTCGCACTCCGACAGCCACAGCGCGGTCGGCGAGGTCATGGTGGAATCCTCACGGCCGATGCGCAATCGAAACCAACGCTTGGTCGGATCGGTACAGCCGGTCATCATCCCGGCGGCCAAATTCCTCGCAGCAAGAGAGCCAGTAGAATCCAGAATGTGCTGGTTAATAGGGCTACCGCGAGACATCTGGTTAGGTGTGATGATCCACTTGTAGCGCCGAGGAAGCATATAATCAGCACACTCGCGCCAGTGAACCCACCAAGAATAGCGATTAACGCGTAATCCAATCAGCCTCCCTTCCGCTTGCTTACGCAAGTCCATGTCGGGTTTGGAAGGAAGGCGCCAAACGTGGTCGGTGCGATCGCGCGCGGAAATGTCGGCAGCGCGACCACGACCTGGACCGAGTTGGGCGACGGGCATTAGGATGCCTTTGATCTAAATGGCCTTGCCAGCTCCGGAGGCAACTCTTTGCCTTGCTCAATCAACTCATCCAGTCTGGACGGCGGTGCTGCCGGACCGCGGGCACGCACGTCCTCGACATTGGTCGATGGGCGCATCCCGCTAGTGTCCATTGCAAACTTCCCCTGCTGGTGCATGATCGCCGCCGCCATCAATAAATCCCCCTGCGTCGGCTGTAGGCTCGGCGGCAACATGCCGGCATCCATCGGCTCGCCGGGAACGGTCGCCATGTCACGCTCCTAATGCGGTCGGCGCCCCGCCGATCAGTGACCGCGCCCCGGCTGACTGCTGGGCGCCGGGCGCCAATGCCGCACTGACAAACGACGCCTGCTGCGGCTTGCGCGGCGGCTTGACTTGCGTCGGCGGCGTCATCGGCATCGGTGGTGGCGGCGTCGGCGGCACGATCATCGGCGGCGGTGACGGCGGCGACAGGCTCACATCACAGCTCCACATTGGCATAGGGGTTGACCGAGCGCTGATGACCGATCTCCTTCTCGAAGACGGCGATCGGATCGTAATCGCTCTCGACCGAGATCTTGTCGCCGAACTTGCCGGTGCCGGTGGCCGGGCCGACATATTGCGAGAACGTCAAGGCGAGTGCATCGGCGATGTCGGGCGAGGCCAGGCCGCGCTTCTTCATGTCCTCCTTGCGCTCCAACTGAATGGCGTTGGCGGCATTGAAGGCGTATTGCACGTTGGTCAATTGCGCGTGCAGGTCGGCGTCGTTCGGCACACAGCCGCCGGCCTTGAGCCAGGCCCGCATCGAGCCCCAGATCTCGGCGCGCTTGTTGGCATAGACCACGCCATCGTCGCCGGTCAGAAAGCCGACACCGTCGGGCTTGGCGCCGAACTGCACGTCAAGCACCGGCACATGCAACTGCCGCAACCGATCGACCACGCCGCCACCGACGCCGCCGCCGTCGACAAACACCGCATCGGCGTTGTGCTGGGCGTAGATCTCCGCGACCTTGCCGGCGAGCGTCATGGTATCGAGGCCGCGGTATTGCAACGGCGGCAACGAGCGGCCGTCACGACCCTTGCGGAAATAAATCACCGAGGCATCGTCGCCGAACCGCGCTACGTCGACGCCGAGTACCAGCGGGTCATGGTAGCGCGGATCCAGCTCACGCGCTTGAGCGTCCGCAGCCATCCCATCGTCGATGAACTGCATGGTGCCGGCGCGCGGAAACACGCCGCGAACGCGGACCCGGACGAAATCATTATCCTCGCCGTACTCCTTGACCCAGCGATTAAGCTCGCCCTTGTCGGTAAAGGAAATGCTTCTTGAGTCGACGCAGCGCGACTTCCAGACATTGGCAAAGCGGCCGCCGGGAAAACACTCGCGAAACCGCCCCTTGGGCACGTTGGGATTACCGAACACGCACCACACTCGTTCGGTATTCTTGTCCGTCATGCAGCCGTCGCCGGCTTCCCAGATCACATCGGGAATGCCCGAGGCCTCGTCGTAAATCATCAATAGCCGCTTGCCCTCGTTGTGCAAGCCCTGAAACGCCACCGCGTTGTTCTCCGACCACGGCACCATGTCGATCCGCCAGGTGCGCTCGTGCGACACCCCGCTGGGATCGTCGCGAACGAAGATCGCCGTCGCCGTCAGCTTCAAACTCTCGTTGCCCTCGAACAACTGAAACCACTTGCCGAGCTCGGCCCAGGTCTTGGTCTTGAGCTGGGTCTCGGTATTGGCAGTAATGACGCCGCGAGTATCGGCCGCAGTGCACAGCGCCCACAGAATAATCCACGCCACCAGGGTCGACTTGCCGACGCCGTTGCCTGACACTGCCGCTTCTCTAATGGCATCGGCCGGCGTCAACAAACCCTTGCCGATCGAGCGCAGCAACTCACGCTGCCACGGCTCCAACGTCCGCTTCTCCAGAATGCTGCCCTGCTGACCCCACGGAAATGCCGCCAGCACAAACCCCTCAGGATCCAATGCCAGCGCACACCAATCGGCAAACGGACGGGCCATTTTAATTATTGCTCCGCGTTGCCGCCATTAGTTGGTGCTCGCACTTCCATTTGTTGCTGCAGCAACCGGGACCGGCGAGGCGACCGATCCCGGCTCACTCAGGCTATCACCGTCAACAGAAGGAGGAACTGACGACGGCGATCCATTTGTCTCTGCCGATGCCTCCAACAATAATTGATCCGCCCGCGCCCGTTGCAAATTCACCAACTCAGCAAGCGGTATCGCCGACAAATTGCCATGCAACTGATAATTCACCGTCGGCTTGCCAGCATCCAACCGCTCGCTCGCCATGCTGTAATCCAGCCGCGCCTGCTCATGCGAAATTAAATGCGGCTCGTCCTCATACTTGTCATTCAAATGATCCAACGCATTGTGCGCCAATAACTCCGTCTTCTGTAGCCGCGTCGCATAAATCTCATCGGCAATCTTGTCCAACCGCTCCCGGTAATGCTCTATCAATCCCCGAAAATGCTTATCCGTCCTAAATGATGAAATTCGACTAGCCGAATACCCAGTCTTGGCCGCAATCTCCATCCCCTCCTTGCCCTCCGCCAACAGCCGCGCAATCCGATAATGCACATCCCGCAACCGAAACGGCGGCGGTGCACCAGCAGCCTTCGTAATCTTGTTCGATAACCCAACCTCGCGCCGATTCGCCTTGTTACCGCGCGGAATATGACTGCCCATCACGTTAAACCAAATCAGGAGCAAATCACTAAACCACCAACCTCTATATCCTGCACAGCAAATGTCAATAAACACCACTACTAGTACACCACCAATAAGCATGCTTCACGTGAAACAAAAGCATGCTTTCCCACATCCCATAAAACATATCCCGGAAACAGATTGCAGATTTGCGAGGGGGGTATGATTAGCGCAGCGCTAGTGAATTTTGGGGGCGGGGGTGGGGAAAACTACAGCCGCGGGTCGTACCCAAACTTCGCGTAAGCTTTTTTGGGTACGGAAGGGCAGGGGACAGGCCGTCAGAGAGGGCAGGACGTTGCCAAGGTGTTGCCATGGATTGTCTCTCGCAGCGAATAGTTCAATGAAATCAATACAGAACAACCGTTTGGATAACGGTTCTTCAGCAGTGAACATATTGCGACTTACAGGGGTCTAGCAGCAGAATTATTGAGCCCTACACTTATCAGCTCGGCGTTTGCTTGGTTTGAGCCGTTATTGCGATTGACTGGATGGGATGGTTGGTGCGCTTGGTTAAGGGCTTGGGGGCTCTTATGATTTCAAGCGCACCGTAGCAGTTACGCAGCATGGCGGGGAAGCCACTTGTTTACGCTGCTGCGACTGCTTCACCAGCATTGTCTATGCTGGATTTCTGACCAGCAGCGATGCTGGTGAAGTGTTATAAATCTGATTCGCCGATGCCCGATGGAAATTAACGACTATTGAATTGATATTATTGATGTTTTACCATGATTTTCAGTCTTGACACCATTTTGTAGCCGAAGCCACATTCGTCACTAAAAGCTTGACCAATTAAAGCCCGAATTTGCATTGCACAATTGAAGTGGAAGGTCCCGCCACCGAACAGCGTGGGGTGTCGGGGGATGGAGCTGTTTACGCTATTCGAACTCAGGTGGGGCCTTCCGCCGACCACTATAGCACCGATTTGGAACTTTCCCACTATACCATTGGATGGTTAGGCGATTTATTTAATTTCCCGGTTTGATATTCGATAACTGCGGCGATCACGCGAATGGCTTGAGCTGTTATCATCCGCGTCAATGCCTCGGTATGACTTGCTGTGGTTGGTTCCATTGGTCCGCCAAGCAGTTCCAGCCGTGTTGCCAGCCAGCGCAATTCCGCCACTTGATCGCGAAAATCCGCCTCTGATTTCGTTCCCATACGTCATTGCTCATTGGCTTTTTCCCTTTTTTCTTTTCGCACAAAGATCTTGCACCAACCATTGAGCAAAATATACCCGGCCACATCGGTACACTGGTTGGGCGAGCGATACATCGTGCACAGCCCGCAACGCTCGCCGTCATGAGGTTTGTTCTGATATTGGATGGCCTTGTCACGTTTGGATTTTTTTAGCTTGGCCATTGAGCAAAACGCCTTCAGATCCAGCCCTTGGCCTTAGCTGTTGCCACCAATTCATCCGAGTAGGCCAAGGCGGCATTGAGAATAGCCTGATCCTCGGCGCTGATGGGAGTGGTTGGCATCCTGGTTGGAGGTGAGGATTTGGGGATTGGTTCCGGTGCCGCAATTGGCTCTTGAATTGGTTCCTTGCTTGTCTCGGCTACCTTGGAGGGTTCGGCTTGATTGGAACTTTCCGGGTTAAGTTCCGAGTTATCCACATTATCCACAGCCTGTTCTCTTTCTTTCTTTCTGTCTATGTCTATAGGAGTATTACAGCGCTGTATAAGCGAACCGTTGTTTTCTTTCATCTTTCTGTAATTCTCCCACCGGACATTGACCTGATGTCTGGCAGATGTTGACTGGATCTCTGCCAGATGTCGGACCTCATCTACCCCATTGGCGGTCAATCGGCCATCAAAGGTGCATCTGACCTTTCCGGCAGCCATGAGTTGAGTTTTCAATCGCCGCCATGCTCGCGGGTCGATATTGAGCAGTTTCGGCACCATGACATCATCGTCGGGCACAATGCCGTCACGGCAATAGAGCAGGTCGATCAGCAGATTGTAGAGCCCGATCTGTTCCAGGGTCAGTTCCCGCATTCCCTCCAGTGCCCGGGCCGGGTCGCGTTTGTAGAATTTCATGACGCCCTCGGCGTCCGGCCAGGGATAACATAGGCCATCTGGCAATGGCACAGGCAGTACGGATACCCGGCCAATGCCGGGGCGGCACAGCACAATAGCTCCGGCCCAGGCTCGCCCTGTCCCGGCCAGCGGCAATCATCGCGCTGCAGTTCGATGAAGATCTTGGGTCGTTCGAAGGTGCTGAATGGGCGATCCGACATCACATCCCCCAATCGCGGCTTGGACCGTATCCCGGGCTTGTATGGTTGTTTCCTCGATTTACGGCGCTTGATGACAGTGCCATTCAAGCTGGGTGGACGCGGCAGTCCCAGTCGCCAGATCTTGCCCAAGATCGCGTTGCGTGATGAGGCGTGCATCTCCCGGGCGATCGTGGTTCCGGTCCCGCCATTGGCCAGCCGCAGCTTTAACTCCTCGACCCGCTCCTCCGTCCACCACGAATTGATTCCGTCGTACATGGCAATCCTCCTGTTGAGTTGATGGTGATGCGGCAATGCTCGCCGAAACCCCATTCGAGAACGAGGCGGCGCAGGTATTGCGGAGAATCGTCGGGGATGAATTCGCGCGAAACCAGGTAGTCGATCAGGCTCTTGATGTGGTTGTCGAGATCAAGCCTGCTGTGGTCGGGAATCTGGATGCGGAGTTCGAAGGCGCCGTGGATCAGCCGAACCGGGAACGGTTTGGGGCCGTGAACGAGGAGATGAACATCAGCCGCGGAATAGAACTCCTTGCGCTTGCGGTTGCCGGCCAAATCCAGACGACGCACGCGATTGACCGAGGGTGGGACTGGCAAATCCAGCGTGATCGAACAAGATGGCAGCGGCACATGATCCTCCCGGTTTTGTGCATCAGCGACCCTCCCTCAGCGGCCGGCGCACCTTCGAGGTCCACCGCACGCTGCCCGTTGGCTTTCTATTGGAACCGGCCCGGTAATCATGACCGTCGACAAAATCATTGGCGCTGACCCGGCCCCTTGAGGCTTTGCCGATCTTGACCGCAGCCTCGCGCGACAGCCATGTTGCACCGCGGCATAGCAATGAGATGGTGCCGCGGGACAATCCCGAGCGCTTGGCAAACTCTTTCTGGGAAAGATTATTCTGCGACAGGTAATCGAGCAGCTTCATAACCTGTCCATTTAGCATAATTAAATCATCCCGGCAAGAGGCATGTCTTATACACTGGTTTAGGCCGGCATAATTTAATTACGCAAAATCAGCCCTTGCAATCCCAGTTTAACAAGCCTAAATTGGGTGTACAGGAGGTAGAGAAATGGAAAAAGAATATTGGGTCGAGGCGGATCACGCGGTTCAAGTGACGGAGTAGGGAAATGGCAGCACATATTCGGAAAATAAGGGAGCGTGACGGAGAGTCACGGTAAAGAGGGATAAAATGGGGCAAGCAATAGCAAATGCAATCGGCGTCATTCTGATGATCATCATTGTCGGGCTCAACATCGTCTTCGGCATTCTCAGCACTGTCGGCACGATCGCCATCGGCTACTTTGTCGTCAGCGCCGTCTTCCACTGGATCTTCTAAATATGAGGTATGACTACGTGACCGAAGCAGGCAAAACCATAACCC